CATTTTTAAGAATACCATGCTGTTTACGATAGTTATCTATCCAATCATACATAGGCTTCTCGTAGTCTCCGTACTTTGTATACTTCATAGATAGCTGCTTCAAACCATGAGTACCTGGGTTCTCATCAATCAAATAATGCAGTAACATTGTATCTTCAAAGCTAGGAAACTTAAAGTTAAAGTGGTACTCAAAGAATGCCATATCAAATTTAGCATTATGAAATACTACTGTTTTCTTGTCAAACAACTGCTGTAGCAGTGTCTCTGTCTCTTCATCGAAACATTCAGTATCTATGTAAGCTCCACGATCAGCCTCATAGCTAAGACTAATGCCAAGCATATGGCCGTCGCGTGGATAAAGTCCAGTTGTTTCCGAGTCAAGAGCAACATAACTGAGAGGGGCATTAATAGCAGCGCGAATGAAATCATTGGCTTCCTCCGTGTCTTGTATACCCCAAGCGTTGTAAGTAGTAATTACTGTGTCTTGTTTATTATCAGTAATGTACTCCAAGATACTCTGCTTAGAGTCATCCCATGTGCGTTGTGCTTCAGGCTTGAACGCGAGCATGGCAGGGTTAATAATAGGTAAGAATTTCTCTTCTACTTTCTTTCCAGAGTATTCTGTTACCGAGTTAATTGGTGTGTAGTATTTTAATGCATCACTGCCCACAAGAATTACCCAGTCATAGTCGTCTGGATTCATGTCAATGTCGCAGTCTCGCTTTAATACTTTCTTGATGTTTGGGTCAGAGCAGAGCTGAAATTGATCAAACTCGAACTCATCATCAAACTCTTTCTTAAAATTTGTTCTACTTGGTTTAGTTTCTACTAATGCAACTTTAGGCATATATTTTACTCTTTAGTGTTTGTACTGATTTTAGGGGCAAGGCTCCAGGATCCGTATCCTTGAGACTTACATTTCTTGAGGTCAAGCCTACTCGCTCAACCATTTCTTTTACTTCTTTTGCGGCATTCTGTCCCGCATCATCTCCATCAAAGAAAACTACTACTTCTTCTACACCTTGTATAGAAAGCATACGCAGTTTGTCTTCATTTATATTCTTTGTTCCAAAGCAGCAAACTGCATTGGTAAGTCCTTTGTCATGAAGGTTTATCATATCAAATATACCTTCTACTAGAATAACAGAGCCTTGTATCGGCTCTACTACAGGAAACAAAGGCATCTTCGCACCCGCAGGCGAGATCATATACTTAGGCGTTCCGCCTGTAGTATGACGACCGTTGAATGCTACAATACGCCCTGATATATCTCGTACTGGAAATACAATACGCCCAATATAGTCAGGATCATGATGTTGAAACGCTTCAAATCTTTTGTACGTCTCGGGTTTAATATCTCTCCAGTTACCTGCATAGTTGGAAAGATTCCGAGGAAAAGACAAACCGACACTTTCAGACCTTTTCTCTCTAATATTTTTTTTGAGTAATTCTCGTCTTACTTGTAAGTGGTTTGCCTTCTCCCCGAAATGGGTGAAAATGTTTCCCTTGAATCCACAAGAAAAACACTGAAATATTCCTGTTATACGATCAATACGCATACTCGGATTACGATCTTCATGGTCAGGGCTGAGACAGCTAACAAGACAGTCTCCTCCCTTCGGTATAAAATAAATCTGTCTAGAAGTTAGTAGTTCTTCTACTGTCACCGACCAATATCCTTTATGCTGTTTCGATTAATAACTTGATATGCACCCTTATTATAGGCGGGTGCAATAGTAAAATTCTTAGACTCTTCTACTTTGTAAGAATTATCCGGAGCAGGTGCATAAGCTCCTGTCTCTTTCATAGAGGGATAATAAGTAGTCTCTCGTCTATAAGAGGGTCTTGCCTCTAGTTCTTTGAACTCAGGCGTATATCGCTTTGCTTTGGGCAGAGGCTTACGCTTTCTACCTGAGGTAGTATGTCGTAAACTGCCGAATGTAAGTGCCATATGCTATTCTCCTTTCAAATATCCGTATATTATACGCAAAAGAAGGTAAGATGTCAAGAAATATTTTTAAAGATCATTAATTTCTTCGCCTGTTTTATGCGAAGAATCTTCTCTTTCTTTAGGAGTCATTGCAGATTCAGGGCCAATCTTTAGGCTATCCCAATCTACTTGTGAAGTGAACGACTTCATGGAGGCTGATCGCATCTTTACACAGTTCAGCGTAATACACGCATCCTCGTGATCCCAAGTTTCTAAAGTATATGCAGCATCTGCCGCATCCAGAATACCTTTAGCGAATCTAGCTTCACCACTTGCGTCTGTTTGATAGGGTGAGAATACTGTGCAGTCATACTCTTGAGCCATAGACTTCAAGGCTTTACTTACTTCGATCTGCTCAGTCCAGTCATATTGACCTCCGCGAGAGGGTAAACTCGACCGCTTTACCTGATTAATATAGTCTACAATAATGACACCAACACCCAGAGGTTTGACTTTTTTGTCAAGCTCGGCACGGATCTTGGAGAGAGTAAGTGCAGGATCATACACTACGTCAAGCTGCTGAGTCGGGAGTAGCTCATGCTGGCTCTTGAGTGATGTGTGCAACTTATTAAAGTCACGATGTATTCTATAGTCCTTCAAGCGGTCTTGTCCATCAACATAACGAGCTGCCCACCAGTTTGCTACTTTCTCCCACTCGGTAACACTCAGATTCTGAGTACGTAAACGAGCAAAGGGAACTTCGGTAGCGATGGAACAGCATCTTTGTAGTATAGACCGGCTATCCATTTCAATAGTGAAATACATAGCCGACTTACCACTGGCATACACTGCGTTCGCAATGTTAGCACAGATAACAGATTTACCAGCACCTCGGCGACCACCAACCATAACAAGATCTCGGGGGGAGAACTGTATTTCGTAATCATACTCTTCGTTGAGTCCGAGTTTCATGTACTTGGCTAAATCTTCTTCTGGCTCGAACAGTTCAATACGTTGCATACTTTCCTGTGGGTCTTCCAAATCAACCTTGTCTTCAATGTCAAGAACGATTTGGTGAAGATGATTAACAGACTCCTGTGCATTCTCAAACGCAACAGAGTTCTCTACATAATCTTCTAGCGAGTCCAGAATTTCCTTCTGAGTGTATTCGTTCTTCAGGTACTCGAGAAGCATATGAGGGTCTGCATCGACCTCGACTGCTTCAATAGCGTATAGCTTTTCACGAGTACCTGAGTCCCGAATCTCAAACTTCAGGTCTTCAATCGTGGGCATTTTATGAAAGTCTTCGCAATGCTTATCAATAATCTTATAAAGACCATGATACTCAGTGGGCAAATATTGCTTATGCGTAACACTCCAAGTCTGAAAGTCTTGGAGCGTAAGCACTTGCTTTATCAACGCACTTGCGATGTTCAAAAAAATTTCCCCCGAAATTAAAGATGAAGGCAGACCCCGTAGAGCCTGCCTTTAAAAACTAAGACAGATTAAGCAGATGCTTTTTCTTTCTTAGCAGCGCCGTCATAGTCAGCGGCTGAAAGGCCACGACGAGTCAGCATAGTCTTGACGCCACGAGCAGTTTTGCCAATCGCTTCAGCGATATCTTCAACACCCATGCTACCAATGTCGGTCAACTCGGCCAAGGGATCTTCCTTGGAAGCGCCTTTGGTAGTCTCTTGACGAGGAATAGCGTCAATGTCTCCAGAACGAAGCAAGCTAAGAGCTTTACCACGTACAGAGTTTACAGAGCGATCGAGTTCAGCAGCAATAGCTTCAACGAAAGCGCCGTTGTTAACCATCTCAACGAAAGTTACTTCTTCGTCTGGGCTATACGTGCGTACAGCTTCAACTTTAGGAGCAGGCTTAACGTGATCAGTCAATTCCATAGACAAAATCTTGCCTTGGATAGACTTAGGAGAGAATGCGCCATCTTCAAAATGACCAGCAATCTCTGCATAAGTGTACTCGCCGCTATTGTCAGAGACAAAGGCAGAGAGGGTTGCTTCTTGAGCATCAGAAAATGCTCGAGTTGCACTGGCAGAAGCCAGTTCTACGTCGTGACCCATCTTTCGCAGTTTGCTAGAGATAGAACGGGTAGAGGTTTCAAGCTCAGCTGCTGCTTCCGCAACAGTTGCTTGAGATACAGGTGATTCATCACCTACAAAATCAGTAAGAGCGGAAGTACGCTCGTCAGTCCACTTAGGTAGTGCCATGATATTTATTCTCCAATAAATTCTAAAAGGTTAGTTATGATTTGAACGCCAGCATCTCTGGCTTTCTTAGTTTTAGCGGATTCTATACCGCTTTCGTTTACCAAAATTGTGACATCTTTTGTCAAACTTGTTTTGACCACATAACCAAGCTCTTGAAGTTTGTGTTGAGCCTCGGCTTTCGTTTTGTAACTGGTAAGTTTACCACTAATACAAACCGTGCCGTGGGTTGTGGTTGGTTGTGTTGTTTTCTCAAACTTAAAACTAAACGGTAGTAGCGACACTTGATAGAATTCTTCTTCTATCCATTTACAAAGATTGGTCGCTGCCTTATCACCAAGACCTGCCTGTCGGCACAATTCGTAGTCTATTTCTTCAATATCAATGCAGACTTTGGAAAGCTTTTCCGAGGCTGACTTGCCTATCAGCGGTATGCTGAAAGCCGGTAATAATACGTTTAGTGGTGCAGTTTTTGAACGTCTCAATTCATCTACTAACTTTACCGCAAGTACTTCAGATCCGATCTGGTCTGCAATTTCGTCACAAGTCAAAGAGTAAAGTTCCTCAAGGGAGACAATATCTAGCTTGGCTACTGTTGCAGGGCCGAGACCTTTGATCTTTAGACTCTTGGCAAAGTGTTCGATGAGTTTGAGAACTTTTTCTCCGCATTGCGGATTTCTACAATACAGAAGATAATTGACTTCTTCTAACACCGAACTACAGCTAGGGCAGCTTATTGGGGCTTCGATTTTGGTCATTGATATTCCTCTGAAATTGAATAAGTATTATACTGAAGTTTAAGGTTTCTGTCAAGAACTATTTTTCAACACGTCCAATGATCCTGGGAATTATCTCCCCCGACCTTATGACAGACACACGGCATCCTATCTCTAGGTTTAAGTCCCGTATATACTCAATATTGTGCAAGGTGGCTCTAGCTACAGTTGCGCCGCCAATCTCAATAGGATCTAGGATCGCTACTGGACTAACAACACCACTCTTGCCGAGTTGCCATACTACATCAATTAGTGTTGTTTCCACCCCCTCTGCCTGCTCTTTAAGAGCAAAAGCACCTCGGGGGTGTTTAGAAGTATAACCTAAGCGTTCAAATTCTACTGAATTTTTCAATCGGTAGACTAAGCCATCCGTTGGATAGTTAGAAGTATCGAAATTTGTAACAGTTCGTAAACCCATCATTCTAAGAACAGTCATAGACCCTTCATAGTGAGAGGCTTGTCGAGGGAGTGCATCATAGGCTACAAAGATTAGAGGCCGCGTAGCGAACTCAGTTAAACTTTTTAGACCTAAAGCACCCGCTGCATAGTTACGTGCGTTGGGTATCTCCTTGGGGGCAACAACTTCCCCCGTAACCTGAATCAATCCAGTATCTCTAATCTCCGTAGGGACTAGCATACGCATTTTATCAGTTATGTCTCTACCCTGTATACCGTCTCCACGAGTGAGAGCGAGTTCAAGGTTGCCGTCTACATATAGCAGAGAGACTGCGGCTCCATCTAATTTAGGACTTACTGTGCAAAGGTTTACGTCAAGAGGAGCTTTAGTAATATCGAAACACTTCTGCAAGGAGTACATCTGATACACGTGCGAAATCGCATCTGTAACAACGTAACCCACTTGGTTATAGTTATGCTTCTCAGCTAAGAGGTCAAACTCTGCATCAGAGATAGCAGGAGTTCCCTCATAGTACAACTCGCTCATCTTGTCTAAAAACTTTCGCATATACTTTTCCTAAATTTGAAAAGATATTATACGGAACTTTAGGAAGATTGTCAAGAACTATTTATACAGATCCTCTATCAAATCTGAAAAATGTTCTTGTATTAACTCTTTTGATTCTGCCAAAGATAGTATCTCTGTCAAGCCTATAAAAAGCTCTCTAGAATTGGTTAAGTCGAGTGGCATAGCAACTCCTTCTGGAGTAGGCTTCCACTCTTCATCAAAGTCCATATAATACTTTCGTAGATGAATATATTCAACACCTCTAAAAGTATTAATAGTAAGTCTTACCTGTACTTCCTTAACTTTATCATAGTGAATAACGCGAGAATATGCTTCTGGGGCTTGATGAAGTTCCATTATATCCTCTCATTCTTAAGAATAGAAGATAATGGTACTACACTAGACACGTTTGCAGGTCTGAGTAAACGATATGAATCCGTGTCCCAACAAAAGAAGAGAAGTGTGTCCTGTGTTTCCTTGGCCCTATTCTTCTTCTTCTGTATGTATGGAGTCGAGAAGTCCAAAGTACAAACATTGTACTTTAGTTTTTTAGAGTGCTCGCTACGATAAGTAATAACAGCATCTCCATAGTTGTGCACTAATTGTGCCAGTTCTTGCTTTTTCACTATAGCTCCTTGGTAGTATTTCAGCAATCTTTATTGTGAATCTACTTACTGCAAGGTGGTTTCTACAGATACAAAAATACCCCGCTAGACGAATCTAGCAGGGTAACTACTTACGCTTCGTTAATTTTAGTAATTATAGAAGTAAAGTATTGCGAGGCTTTACCAGTCAACTTAGAGATAATCTCTTCATCAACGTCTTGGCCTGCATCACCTAAAGCTGCAATAAGAGCTTCCGCTGCTGCTGCTTTAGAGACACGAGTACCGCCTCCTCCTGTGGTAGTACCGCCGCTAGACTTAGCAGCAGGGGTTTTCTTAACATAAACGCCAGCTTTTGTTAAGATCATACGAACACCGTTAGGTGACTCGTCTAATTCTTCTGCAATATCTTTCACAATCTCCATGCTGGTCTCTGGAGTTGGTTCTGCTTCTTCGTACATTGCTACTGCTTGTGCTTTTTTATCGTCGTCCCAAGCCATTCTTCGTTTCCTTCTGTTAGTGTTTTTAAGTCCAGGCGCTTGTCCTGTTGCTTCAAGTTGTTGCATATAAAATCTATAGCCCAAGGTGCGTATCCACTACGGCTAAATAGCCGACTAATACCACTGTACATACACCGAAAACTACTAAACCAATTAAAAATTCCATCTTTTAGTTTCCTTTCTTCGCTAAATTTGAAAAGATATTATGTCAAAATATAACCATCTTGTCAAGAAATATTTTTTATAACCTCTCAATTTTTACCCCGTACTCACGCAAATGTTCTAGCTTACACAACTCATAAGCTGGGGCATATGCACTAAAGCCACCCTCTGTTACGGTTGAAAAATAAGTATCCTCACTGTCTACTTTCTGGCGAACATAGATTGCATAGCACGGGCATCCATACTTACTCTCATAGTCTACAAATGCAAGACCTTTTCTTGCGTCTATGTATTCTTTGGTAAGTCGTCCTTTCACTACTACAGCCGCATGATATGTTGCAGACCAAGCGATCTCACCGTCAGCATAATCGTCAGATAAACACTCATCCGGATAGTAATGAGAGCCTACTCTTTCTTCTTTTCCTGAGGGTCTTTGTGGGACTCCAACTCTTTCAAGTATTGCTCGTACGAACGAAGGACTTCTGAAGAGTGACTTTGAGATGCTGCTAATAGTATCTCCCATGAGGTAGCTTTCACACGCCTCAGCGATTTCTTCCCGCATTGCCGGACGACCTCGCAGACCCGCCTTACGCTTTTTGGTATACTCTTTTCTTTCATCGTAGTCCTCAATAATCTTCTGTAGCCGAGCAGTGTTGTAGGCTATGTTAAGGATATCACACGCTTGCTTTTTAGTTATAGGCTTTTCACTAGCGGAGCCAGGGTTGAGTAATGCTTTGACTTTCTCGATGTTTGTCGCTGTCAGATTCTCGTAATCCTTCTTCTTCACATTCTTCCGCATATTCTAGCTCCAGTAATAATTCGCAATAGTGTATAATCTTTTTTATGTCCTCTGCACCGTTCTTATTTCGATGCCGAGTTGCATACTTAATAATGTTACCTTCGATATACCCTAGCTGGTTTGCATGGATATACTCCAGTGGTTGAATAGGCAGATCATAGTGTGAGCCGCCTTCTTGCTTATCCAATGGATTAGTCATGTATAAAGTCCTTCATCATCGGAAAGA